GAGAAAAGATTCCATAGTTTCCATCTATAACCCGCAAAACGCCTGAGCTATTCGGTAACCCAGCCTCAACGTAGCTTCCCACCTCGCTAAGCGTTGTCGTACCTTCGATAAAGCGGTGATGCAGATTCGGCAAATTGAAATGTGCTTCGTCAGCCGCGCCGAACTTAGTACCTATTAGGGCAAACAGCTTGTCGTACTGTGATCTGAGCACAGAGGCTCCGTTCGCTAATAACCAGCCGTAAGGAACGTCGCCGCCGAGGTAAGGAATAATCGAGCCTACTGGACAAGCTCCGCCGCGCTGAATAAAAACTTGTAGAGCGCGCAAAAACTGACTTACGAGCGCCGTTTCGTTAGTCGGATTTACATCTTCATTAAGCTGATTCTTGATAAATTCGCCGACTGCGTGAGCGATATTGGCGCCACCTACGACCGCTGTATTAACGTGAGAAGAAAGTGCAATACCTGAAACAAAACCGCTCGAGCGTGCTGGCGTCGTTTGCCAAGCTGTAGGAGTTAATACGTTAGGATTGGCGCCAGTGCAAAAACTGAGGATGTTATTAGTAGCCATTTGCGAAACCCATAAAAAAAACCCCGCAAAATTGCGAGGCTTGTTTGAGAGAAATTTGAGATTTAGTTAGCGATGATTTCCGCCCATCCGGACGTGTCGAAACCCTGTAGTAATGGCGTATTCATGTCGAATGCGAACAACGGAACGTCATTTATTTGAGACAGGAGGAAAACGTTAATACGTACTCCTGCTGGCTTGAACGGTGCTATCTGTTGCAGAAATAGAGCGCGCTGAGCGCTGGATAGTGCCTTACCGACGACACCGATAGAAATCGTCATATCCTGATGGTCTTCTATGACGACGCTCAACGTGCCGTTAAAAAGCGAACGGACACCGCTGTAAAACTTTTCCGGCGTTCCGTCCCACACGTTCGCGAGAATCTGTAATTTAAGAAGAAATCGATACGAGTCATCGTCTAGTTTCGTCATTCCGCTCGTGGCGTCGTATTCGCCGCACCAAACCCCGCGATCGAAACCTGTAATGACGGTATCGTCGAACGTAAAGAAAACGCCCTCAATCGGAATTGAAACGTAACGATTACGTCCGACCCATTCGCCAACCGTATCAAGTTGTTTCCCGACTGCGCTGTCTAAGTCGTAATCAATCGGTACTCGCTCCATTAACGCATGTAGCTCAAGTACGGGGCCTAGTAACGAGCGCAGAGTTTCAACGAATTTAGGCTTGTCTCTATGCTCCGACGGTACGCGCTTTAGATACGTATTAAAGTCAGTCATTCGTAATTACCTCGACATCAGCGATGTCACAGTGCGCTACTTCATTAAATCCGATAGCGATGTTTTCTGAGGCGAACGCGCCTGAGTTTTTCGCTATCTGAATAGACGTGATGTCGTAGCTAATGTCGCTGTCGTCATTCTCTAAGTTAGCTGGTACGTAGAGCTTAGAAATTCGTACCGTTTGACCGAAAGTTAACGAGTTAATGTAGTCAACGACTTGAGACTTAATCGAGTTGTAAAGCTCAGTAGTAAATCCTGTTAACGGCTCAAGCGTAATCTTTACTTTGATGTGTACGACGGTAGGTCTAAAGAAGTTGACCGTCATCGGAATTTCTTCGCTATCTTTAACCGTTACGCTGGTTGTTCCGTAAGTACCTGTACCTGCGGTTTTCCGTAATTTAATTACGTCTCCGATAGCTTGAGCGTCTCCGCCCTCTACGACTACAGCAATAGAGTGACTAGGTATTCCGTTATCGTCTGTAGCGCTCGTATCGTTTTCGTAAACGATTGCACGTGTTACGCCGTCCACCTCTAAAACGCCGCCGAGAATGCCCTTGAGCACTGTTTGCGAAGGCTGAGCGGTCGAATACGTTTGTCTAACGCGTAATTCCGCGTCGGTTTCCGTATCACGCCCGGGCGAGGCCTCAGAGTTATTTGTAACGCTAATCCACCCTTCTGTAGGAGTCGCGATTCTCGTAACAGTACCGGAGCCGGCTCTAATATCGCCTGCGTCGTCACATGTCGCAGTAACTGTTATAGACCCTCTAGTCGGTATTACTACTTCAGGCGGTAAATTCCATATGTGAGAATCTTTTGAGGTATCTCGTACTTGCCCGTTTGTAATCGTCGTACCTGCGTCACCTGTAATAACCACGTCAACGCTTGAATGTGTCGAGGATTGTCTAGCGATACCGTTGATCTTTACTTCGCGGCTTAACGCGTCCCCGCGTGCTGTCGCAGGTGAGAAGTTATTAAAAACCTCAGCGCAAAGTAACGCTAAATCGTATTGAGACTGAGCAAAATGCGCGACTAACTGTCCGTCTTGCGTGTCGGCGTCGAGGTTAATATCTGAGCCGTAAATCGAGCGCATAGCAGATTTATTGAACTCGAGAAAATCCTCGAAATCGGCAACAAAAAAGCCCGCGTCGTCAACGTAGGCTAATTCTTTCAAATCAGGCATTTACTTTCACCTCGCCGTAAATAGTATCGAGCGTTACATCGATACGTAGTTTTCGCGTATCAGGGTCGAACGCTGTAGAAAACTCAGTAATCTGATTAACGCCTGCTGTTTCTCGAATACGCTGATAAATCGCCTGTACAGCCTCGGTTTGCGTATGTTTTCCTAAGACTTGTTGGTAGTACGGCGTACCGTCGTTTGTATCTAAGTACCACTCACGCAGCCACATCCTGAGCCGCGTTAAAACTGACTGCGCTACAGCCTCAGCGCTATCTATGAAATAGTTATCGAGGCCACTGCCGAAAGTCATATCGCCTGATTCGTCTAGTTTTCGATATTTCATGGTTCATTTATCCGGCGCCGGGCCGTGGTTATGCGTGTGAGATTGAAGCGATACCGTGCCGGACGTAATATCGCCAGTCGCGTGAATCGTACCTGAAACTTGAGCACCGTTACCGCCACTAACCGTAATTCCGCCCTGCCCTGTAATTAACCCTGTCACGGTTAACGGGCCTTGAACGGTGTTATCAGGACAAACGACTTTAGATTTTTTAGCTGTTACGTTTACGTCGCCATTGATATTGATATCGAGTTTTCCAGCCGTCAGGCTTATGTAATCCGAACGCGAATCTGTACGTATCTCGATAGCGTTAGATGATACGCTCGGCAATTTTCTAGGCTGAGACGAAAGGCCAAATATCGCGATAGCGTCGGATAGATCATGCGAACGAGAATCTTTAGGCGACTGGACGCCGCCGCTTTGCCACCAAAAGTCGATACAAGCGTCAGCGAATACGACTAAGCATTCGTCATTTACGCTAACTGGATACGTAATGCACAGGCCGCCAGCACGTGGGAACGCTATCGGTACTTCAGTAAGCACAGGATACTGAGTCTCGGTAACGTTGCCTTCGTAACCGCGTAACTTTCCCATTAGCGCAGGCCGCACGGATACGACTTGCCGCGCTAAATCGACGCTCGTCACTATAGCTGGCATAGCTACGCGAATCTGTGCTTTTAAATCCTCAGACTTTTGACGCTCGATTTCTTCGGGCGTAGCGATTCTTTCGAGTTGATTCATTTTTTCGTGGTCTTTTTAGTTGACGGGTCTAACGAGCACGCTTTAATTTCTGTGCTCCATTCGTTACCGTGGGTATCGCCTGAGTGTTTAAGCGACAGGATTTTGAAGTCACCCGTTAAAAATTCGGACTCGATTCTTATCGGGTCGTAAATACGTAGGAGCGCGTTAAGGCAACAACTCACGGTTACGCCGTCTTTATCCTTCTTCGGACTGCCGATCATTCCCGTGTCAGGCCGCAGAATAAACGCCTTACGATCATCGCGTGTAGCGTTTTTCTTGCAATAGACTAAATGTCCATCTTGGACAGACCACTGAGTGTCGCTATTTTTAGAAACTTCACGCGAATAATTTCGAGCGGCTCCGAAAAGTACGCGCCCGCGTGGATACTTAGTCTCGTTACTTACAGCTTTTAAATCATCGTTTTTAACGCCGCGTTCTTTCATAGCGTTAAACGATTTCTTAGCGATGTCGTTATTTGAGTAACCTGCGCCAACCGTCTCATTAACGAGAGCGTATGAATAGCCGCTCTGACCGTCTCCAGCGTCGATACTAAGAATCGTATCCGTGCCGTTACGTACCTGTGACGTACTAATAATGTTTCCGTCGAAAATTACAGCGTTATGTGATTCGTAACCAGCTTGAAGAACAATGCGCTTTAAATCACCGTCCGCGATTCTCGCTACTGTCGTTTTAGACAAGTTATAAATATCGATTTTCGCTGTATTCGGGTCTTGTAGCGCTGTTTTCTCTACGTCGAACGAGACTCTAAAGCCACTCAGGTCTAAACCGTTCCCGTCCTTGTCGCCTACGAGTAACGTAATTTTTCGCCAAAAGTTAATCATTCGTCACAACGATTAAATGAGAATCTGTACCGAGATTAGTTTCGGTGGGGTCTGCGTATTCGTCGCCGTCGGTTACGACAATCAGGCCGAAACCGAGCTTTAAATGCTCATACTGTTGTAGGAGATTTTCGCCAGCGACTAGCGCAAGATTACGAATAAGCCATTCATTCTCCGAGCGGCCTATATCCAATGTCCACGCATGTAACGGCTCATTCCATTTAGTCCGCAAAAGGTAATTAACGCCGTTGATTTCAACGTTAAATTCTTCTGCGAAAGAATTGAGCGGGATTTCGTATGTTTTCATCGTTATAAAAGAAACTATTTTTTGCCTCTTACAGCGTTAGCCGCGTCTTCTAGTGCTGAGGTTCTTACGGGTTTTTCTTGAAGCTGTTTAGTTCCTGTTTGAGCTGTTTTAGCTGTTACGTTCGGATTCGCCTGCTGAGACCTCGGCGGCATATTCGTAGCGAGAGGAAACGTTATGAGGATTTCTTGCATAGTCAACGTACATTTAAGAATCCTCGAAGAATGCGTATCCTGATTAGCCGTCACGGACACTAAAAGCATATTGTCGTAACGTCTTAGACCTGTTACAGCAGTAAACGGTACGCCGCTATACATCAAATCTAAAAGACGTTGATACGTCCCCTGCGGGTCTGAACGTTCGCCAAAAACGACATCCCACGTTATGTTTTTAGGCTGTCTAACGATGTGATCTGTACCCTGCGTACCGTCTTCGATAGGGTACTGAGTAGCGTTTACCGCAATATTGTGCGTTTCAGTAATCGAGCAAAAATCGGAAAACGCCTCAAACCGCCTTGTAGGTTTAATTTGAAGAAGTTTTCCGACTGCCGTACCAGCTAAGCCAAGTACCTGTGTTTCTAAGAAAGACATTAGTAAACTCCGGTTGCTCCGCCCATCTGAGTGTAAATACGGTTAGTACCGCTTGCTACGTCTTTAGCTTCTTTAGCGCTATTGACATTAATCGTCTGATTTACTTGAGCGTTATTGTTGTAAACGGTGTTAGAGCGCTGATTATTTGTCGTCGTGGTCGGCAGGCTAGAGGCCGCCTTATCGTCCTCTTTCTTACTACCCCACGAAAATAAACCCTTAACAGCGTTAACGCTCGTATCCCAAGCGTCAGTAACCATATTTCCGGCTTTTTCTGCGGCCTCTTTACCGAAATCTTTAACGGAGTTAATTAAATCGTTCCACCACTTAGTAAACGCTTTCCCGATGTCGGTTAACGCCGTCATAGCTCCGTCACCTACGCTTTTCCATAGATCACTAAACCACGTACTCAAACCGACGAAGGTTGAAATAATACCGTCGTAAACGCCTTGAGCTTTTTGAGAAACGGTATTTTTTAGCTCATCCCATTTGTTAGAGGCCTCAGTAATAGCGTTATTCCAGCTATCTGATAAAAAACCTTGAATCCGTTCGCCTAATAACGACATCTCATTCGAGATCGTTTCGGTTTTAGATTTCCACCAATCAGCGCTAAAGAAATTTTCGACGATCGTTTTTAACGAATCGAAAATTTGACTCATGTGGTCAAACCATTTTTGCGCAGGCCCCCAATCAAAGAAAGATTTTCCGCCTTCTTTCCACGTTTCGTAATCATCGATTAGCAAACCGATAGCGGTTACTAACCCCATCACTAATGTAATAATTCGTCCAATCGGAGACGCTTTAAAAACTGCGTTTAATAATTTCCATGCGATAGTTACAGCGCCAATGTAAACAGGCCACTTTCCTAAAACCTTAAAAAGTTTTCCGATTCCGGTAATAAAACCTGTAACGAGGTCGGCACCGATTGATACAGCGGCGGCGATAGGTTCAACGTAGCTTTTAATTAGTCCGGCGTTTACATCGATTAGCTTAGAAACACGTTCTATCGCTGTCGTAATAGACGGCAGGACACGTAAAACAAACGCGGTAATGATGTCGTCAAAACCGCGCTTAGTAATCTTGATAGCGTCGTTATATTTAGCGCCTAATTCTGCTGCTTCGTCTACATTTATTCCGAGAGCTTCGGTACGTTTGTTGTACTGATCGACGATTTCCGTCGTATCAGACGTGAGCATTCCGATCATCGAACGATCAAGTCCGAGACGCTGAATGTACGCAGACTGCTCAGCTTTGCTCAAGTCTTTAATTTTGACTTTGATTTCGTCTAAAACTTGAGTCGTTGTTTTGACGTTGCCTTGAGCGTCTTTCGCAGATAAGCCGAGTTTTTCAAAGACTACTGCGCCGCGTCCGATACCTTGAGCCGCTTCGCCTATGGTGCGAGATAAGTTTTCAAACGAGGCTGTAGCTGTATTTGCGTCTGAGCCTGTAAGTTCAGCTACATATCCGAGCCGATCTAACTCTTTTACGGTAGCGTTACCAACGCGAGAGACGACATCGCCTAAATCGTTGAACTTGTCAGCAGTGCGCTGAATCGCCATAGCGACAGAACCGGCGGCAATTACGCCGCCGATCATCTTCGCCATGCCCATAACGTTATCGGTAAACGAGCCGACGGCTTTTTCTGCCGCCGAGAATGACGCAAGGTTAACTAACGCATTAACTCGTACATTTAAATTGTCAGTTTCGGCCATTTTTCCGCTCGTAATACTGAGAAACACGTCTCTCGTTTTCGTCGTTCGCGTCGATAGCGTCATTTAGAAGTACTAAATCGCCTAACGAAACGGACGAATCGAAAAGAGACTCAAAAGATAAAAAGCCCCGAAGAACGGGGCGCATTAGGAAAGACTCAGGAATATCTAAGAGTTGTAAGGAGCCTGACCATTCAGGCCGACTTAGCTCAACTGGTTTCCGCTGAGCCAGTCGGTAAAAAAATCATCAAAATTAAATTTAAGTACTTCAAACGTAATTTTGTAGAGCGCCTTGAGGTTATTAACCGCGTCGCTCATGATTTCGCCATTCGGAGAGCAGTAATCCACCTCGATTCCAGCCGCTACGATTTTCACACTCGGCATAAGATGCTTAAAGATCAATTCATCGCGTTTTTCTGCGGGCAGGTACTTATTAACCGCTTCCATGATTACAGCCGCGATAGCGATTTTGTTATCAGGCTGTTTTTGCATTACGTCTAGGAGGTCAGTGGCCTGCGTAGTGATCGGGAAGAAAAAGCGGTTAACGATGTCGTGCTGTTGCTTAGCGCTCAAACGGTGCAGACGAATAGTTACGTCGTTAATAACGATGTCTTTCGTGAAATTCATCTATTAGGCTCCGATAGAAGTAATCTGACCGCAATTAAGAGTTACGACGATTGAATCGCCTTTGGATTTCTTTACGCCGTGGCCCGTAATAGATTGAATCGCGACTTGAGAGCCAGTGTGCGTAATTTTCATGTCTCTATCGAGAATCGTTACAGTGTCCGAGCCTGTGGAGCCTGTGCCGCGCTGTGTAGCGTGCAGATCCATGAAGAAAGCGACGCACGGGGACGAAGGTAAATACTCAAGAACGATCGTACCTGAGCTTGTTTCGTATTCGCTCCAAATAGAAGAACCGTCGATTGCTTTGTTACGTTCGCCGAAATCTTCGTCGAGATTGATCGTAATGCCGTTGTCAGTAAGGCCCTGCTTTAAATCGAACGAGACACCACCAAAAACCGCGTATGCGGCACTAGCGCGAGCAATGCTATATGTTTGTTTAGACATTTTTAAATTCCATTAAAAAAGCCCTGTATGCGTTACAGGGCTTGTTTAGAAAATGACTTGATTAGCGATTGATGTTGATTGTGATCGGTACGCTGTGAATGGCGCCCGCGAGTTTGATAGCGCCTTGAATGACTGGACTCTTACGCGCTTCGCGTTCGGTCTGAAGCTGATCGTTTACGCTCGGAGCGTAGAGATAATAACCTTTTTCGAGGTATGCGCCTTGTTCTAAGTCACCGAACGGGTCAGCATTCCAAACACCCGGAGCGATAAAGCCGTTAATTACAGCCTGATCGAGAGCGTTAGCAACGCGAGACATTAGGCGAGCTACGCCGTCATCCGTCTGCGGGATTTTCGTCTTAGATTGATACAGCTCGTTATAGACTTCGGTCTGAATTAAATCCTGCAACCAGTCCGAGCCGTGACGTTCATCGGCCCACATGCCGCTAGACATAACGCCTTCTTCAATGATGTACGTATCGTTAGACATGATGACGTACTTGTTAACGTTACGCGCCGTAAGATTCGTATCCTGCGACTGAGTGAGGTTAGTCGGCTGTAAGCTCGGAGCCTGCTTGAATTTCAGCGTGATCGTAGTCATAGAACCGCTGAAATTGACGCTAAACATACGACCCAATGCCGAAGCGCAGAGATACTTATTCAAACGATAGGCCGCGTCTTCTGCGTCGTACTGAGTGGCGAATACGATAGTACGTGTGTACTGACCTCGTTTCAATTTAGACGGCAGGTCTGTAGATTCGTCGGTATAAACAGAATTAGCACACGTCAAATCTGTGAGCGTAATACCGTAAATGTGCGAATCCGCGGATGATTCAACGATCTGAGCGATTTTAAGAATTTCGTCGTCTGAGACTGTAGTGCTAGTCGCTGTAATAAAGCCGTAGAAATTTCTTCCGTAATCTGCGAACAACTTAGAAACACGAGTGCTGATAGCGGTATCGGTTGAAGAGTCCCACGGCTCAGCGATAATCAAAGTTTGCGGTTTCGGAGACTGAGAAAAATACGCCATAGCCGCTAACGTTTCCGGTGCGTCATCGCCGAAATCCGTAGCTACATCGTCAGAACTTGTATACGTGCGATAACCTTCGCCAGCTTTAACAACGTTTTTCGTATCGCCAAGAATGCAGAGCACGCCGAAGCCGCGTGTTTGAGCCGCTTTCGGGCTAAACACCATATCGACGTTAACGATATTGTTTAAAGAAAGTGCCATTTTAAAAATCCTCGTTAGGAGTTTTGAATTTCTGTAGGTGCTGAAACTAGAGATTTAATTGACCAGCGTCGGACGTATGAATAATCGAGCGTTAGGTCGACAGTGCTCATAGGCGTTCGAGCGTGGCCCTCGGCTAATCGATCAATCTCAATAATCTGAGCTTCGTTAATGCTGAGGCCGAATTTTTGTAGCGCGTCAACGTTCTGAGATAAGTAAATCAGGTCGTGTAGTAAAAACGCCTTCTCTCGACTGTTTTCACCGATGAGCTTTACTCGGCAGTGCGCCGTACCTTCGTAAGCCTGATCTAAATGATCGTCGGTTTCCTCAACGTCGTAAGGCGTGCCGTTGAACTCGATCTGATAGAACTCGAAAAATACGTTTAGAACGTTCGTACTAATCGCTGTTTCGAACTCACGAAACATCGGTTTGACGTTGTTCGGGTTACAGTCGAGCGCGTCAGCTAACCACGCCTGAAATTTGTCGTCGAAATTCTTTGAATAAACGTATGTAGCTGTACTTGCGAGTACGCCTGCTTGCGTAGAGTCTACGTAACTCATACTTGTTTGCTCCTAGCTAACGTCGCTCGGTAATACGCGCCGTTAGGGTTGTAATCTGCGATAGACATAACGTCGTACAGCACGCCATTAAATTCAATTTGATCGTTAATAAAGCCGTCTTCAGCAATGCTTACGCGCTCAACGCCGTAGTACGTAAGGCCGCAAGTTACAGGCGAGCCATCGGCGTATACGATATTTACCAACTGAGCGTCATTGAGCGGCTGGAGCACGGCTTGAATCGGCTTACGGATTTTCGTAATTTCGTCGCGTCCGTTTCCAAGCGGTTTAGCCTGCTGGCGTATGAGTACGCATGAGACAGTGAAATCAGGGTCTCTAACGATTTCGGAGACATCAATCATTTTTTATCTACGACGTATTGAATAGCGTTGAGTAACGCGCCTGTACGAATAAGTGCTTTCGTACCTTTAAAGCCCTGACGCTGACGCGCCTTAATCGTTGCAGGCGCCAGCGGTACAAAGTTTCGTTGATCGACGATGTTTTCTTTAGCTGTATCGCGAACGAGCATACCGACGACGTTTAAAGCCTTGTTTACGGCGCCGATCTTGCCGTTTAAGCCTTCGTCTATAAGTGCCTGCTCAAGAATCCCGTAAATACGTTTTTCGTTCGTTATAACGGCAGGTTTAAGGTAAGGACGTGGAGGTATCGAGTGCGTCCCGTACGTTTGCCATGCCGCGATTTGGAGGTTAGTAATCGGCGTATCTTTACGTCGCAAACTTTTCGCTTCGATATAGCCGATTGTCACGCCTTGTTTATCAAACTTAGCGAATCTTTTCTTTAAGTGAAAGATGTCGGACTTGAGCGCGTCCGCTCCTTCTACTTTCATCGTTAAGGCCATGAAGCGCGTCCTGTAACAGCGAACGGCATACGCCGATAGCGTTTTAAAAGGTCAAAAAACTGTTTTCCGTAAGGCGTTGAATTCCAATATCCAGCGTCAGCAAACGACGTAGACGCAGTATCGTAAGAAACAGAAACCGAACCGACAGTTTTAGAAGAGACTGCGCCATGAGCGCCGCTGCTTACGGTGCCTGTAACGTCACCGACCCCGGTACGTTGACCGTTATCGAGCGACGCTAGGTAATGAGCGGCAAACAGAGCTTTACCGAACTCAGTGCTTGTTCCGAATCTATTTTCGCTTATCTGATTGTCTGCTTCAGACAAATAGAACTCTACGCGAACCTTCGGAAATTCAGAAAATTCGGGAAAAATCTGTATGAAATCGTCGTATGTCATTTTGCTTTTACGTAATTACGCCCGCTGGCGTAAACCAGCAGGCATAAAAAACCTCGTTGTTAAATGAGGCTTAGATGTTGTCGAAGTACATCACGGTTTCCGGTCTGCGGAACTGAACTTCGGCCAAGCGCCACAGATAAGCGGCGCAGTAGTCGAGGCCCTTGTCGTAGGTCTTTTCACGCCATACCGGACGCATGTGATAACGAACGTAGTTCTTGTCTTTCGTATAAAGAACCATACGATCTTTAGAAGAGGTACCGAGGCCGCTGAGTTCGTTGACTTGATTAACAGTCATAGAACCCGCAACTTTACGACCGAGGGATTCTTGTTCGATGTAATCGATCATAGAGAAATGACGATCATCAGGAGCTTTCATGCTAAAGAGCTTGACATACTGAGCAGGCGTAAGAAGCATCGTATTCGGCATGATGACGCCTTTAGTTGCTTGATATGCCTGATTAAAGTAGTCGTCAATGGCCTTAGCCGTGTCATCCCATGTCGGAGCCGATGCAGAAAGGGCGCCGGAAGTCGTCCCCTTCTTGATTCCTGCGTTATTAAGAAAGCCTTTAAATCCTAAGTTGGCGTCGCCGAGGTAACCAACCTGATGAGCTTCCTGCAGGAATTTATCGTTAACGAGTTCAATCTGCTCGACGTTAACGTTAATATCTTCAGCTTTCTGAGCGGCCTCAAGCTCCATAGAAGTAATGGAGATTTCTCGGCCAGCGGTATAAACCGCGACAGCAATAGCGTTCAATTCGTAATCAACGCCGCGCAAGTCATTTGCGCCTTTACCAAGCCAAGACATACCGGAGGCGTCTTTAGTGCCCTGTCCGATACCTTTGATATTACGAAGAGCGACGACGTTAGAGACTTTATCGAGGTCTTCGACGATAGGAATGTCGCGAGTGAAATAGTAGTTAGTAAGCGGACGGATGATTTCCGGCTCAAGCTGTGCGAGTCGAGAATTCCACAGCGCTTTTACTTGATCTGCTGAAATTGCCATTTTGTTTGTCCATAAAAAAAGCCCCGTCCGAGTGAACGAACGAGGCTTAGTTAGTTAAGAAAAATGATGTTTGATTAAGAACCTGAAGCTTTGATTGCGACCTGCTGAGTTACCTGAATTTCGGCGCAACCGTCAGCAATACCGTCGGCGGCGAAAACTGCGCGTACGGGTACTTTCGTGTTGTCAGTCGTAAAGACTTTGCTTGTCGCGTCAAAGTAAACGGGCTGGTTGCGTTTAGGCGTAATCGAATCGGCGGCAGGCACTTGAATGTAACCTGTGCTGAGTACGCCGATTTCCTGCGGGAACACCTGCAACGTCCAACCGTCATGAAAACGCACAACGATACCGATCATAGCGTCGAGGCCGTCGGTAGATTCAAGCACTTTTGCCGTGCCGTCCGTGTCCTGTTTGACAGGCAAGCCGGCGCCGATAGCGGCGTTTGCCGTAATAGACTTAATGTCCGCGCCACCGCGAGTGACGAAACCCGCGATCATATTTTGTTCAATGTATCCAGTCTGCATTTTTTTATCTCCGATAAGTTATCTAGCTTTATTCCAAAGAGCCGCACTTTGCTCGACAAAAGACTTCGCCTTTTTCGGTGCTTCATCGTGCTTAACTGTTGCGAGCGTCGCCTGAGTCATAGAACGCTTGAAGTTTGCGCAGGCGCGTAAAACCATCGCATGATCGCATTTAGACAAGTCGCCGAAAGAGTCGACGAAGGATTTTCCTTGAGTAGATTTCGCAAACTCAAGAATTGCGGCATACGGCAGATTTGGCGTTGTAGGCGCCAACGAAGGAGCGATATCTGCGGCGTCACGAATCATCGCGGCGTCGAGTTTAGTTTCGGGTTTAGCGTCTTTCTTCGCTTCTTTATTCTTACATTCGTCTGCTTTCTTATCTGCTTTAGCGTCGGTTAACGCTTGAAGAATTGCGACGCCTAATACTGCAGGGTCAATGCCAGCGAACGGATTAGGAGCGACGTTCATATCGTCTTCGTCTGCTTTCTTTTCTTCGATAGCCTGCGCCGGAGTTTCTACGGCCTTGTCATCCGGTGCAGTAGGTTGATCGTTAGGCTCAGGCTGTTTAGCTTCGTCAGCGTTAGCAGACGGCGCCGGAGACTGAGCTCGCGTAGATTTTTCGATAGCGGCGACACGTTCGGTCAACGCCTGAAGCTGTTGAAGAATCTGAGCGCTAACGTCAGGTGCTTCATCTTTTTTATTAAAAAATGCCATTTTTTTATCCTTCGATTTAGTGATTGCAGAATCTTTTAGAGAACACGTTCTTCCACCTCGTCCGAGCGGAACGAGAGCAACGTGATTTCCTATGAAGTTTGTTTCGACGCCGATACCGCCTCCTTGATCGATCACGTTTGAATCGAAACCGCACGAAAGCTCTATCGCTTTACCGTTCACGACTTCTTCAATCGCTTTCGGGTCGAAAATGATGATGTCAGCGACTAAACAACCTGCGGTAGATTCAGCGCCTTGTCTTACGTGAGATACGGTACCTACCGCGAATTGTTTCCAATTTTCCCCGTTTACGTTAGGAACGTCAGGATGTCCTAACGTTACCGGTTTTCCTTCGAATGAATTGATCGTATCGTCGGAGAATAAAACGTCACTAGGACGTATTAAAAACACTTTCCCGTCAGCGTTAGGCTTTACCTGATCTAATTCGTCGGGCAAATATTCACGTGTACCAATAGACGCGATAACAGCGTTACGACAAACTAAAAAGCCCTCTTTCGTGAGGGCTTTATTCGGTGAAATTGGATAGCTTAAGTCATACATTTAAGCTCCTTAATCGTTGTTATTCGGTAGGAGTGGTACAGCAAAACAACGGCAATTAAATACCCCTCCTGGATTGTAGTATTTCCCCGGCTCAACTTCAGGGGGATTAGAAAACGAACAAACTTTACCGTCCATCGCTTGATGCGACTCGCGTACCGATTCATCCTCTGCTGTGTGCCATACGTACTGATCGATTCCGACGGCCTGCGCCTGAGCCTGTACGAGCGTCGACTGCGTACGCGCTACTTCGGTACGTGCGATACGTCTAGCGGCGTATTCGGGATAATTAGGCGTCAATCCTTGAATTTTCGCGACTAACGTTTCGTGACGTGCGCCAGTCTCTGAAGCGATCTGAGAGCTGAGCTTCTGAGCTTCTAACGCGGCGTTTACGGGTAACGTTTTAATGAGGTCTACTTTTTCTTGTACGAGCTTATTTACGAGTGCGATCATTTGCGGCGACTGCGTATCAATACGTAGACCCGCCGTCTTTTTGAAGTCACGCGCAAGTAAAACCGCATTGTTACTAATGATCTTAGACCATAAGGCCGCAGTTGGAGCGGGTAACGCATTAGCGTAATTATCGAGCTGTTTTTGCAGTATCCCGAAATCTTTAATCGTCCCGTCTTCGTTCAGGTTCATGTTAATAATCGCCTGAATGTTACGAGCGACTTGACGATAATAACGCCACACTCGAGCGCGGTACGTTTTTTCGTGATTAAACGTTGCCATTTAACGTAAACGCTCCGAAATTGGGCTTTTCGTTAGAGTCGACGGCATTACCGATGTTAGGCAGGCCAGCGTTAACGTATTGTCCTGTTTCTTCCGGTATCGGCGGCGGCTCTACTTCATTAAGCGCCGCAATGTCTTGCGGCGTAACCGTTGAGAAAATACCCGTCTTTTCGGATAACGCGGCGATTTCTTCGAGTGCTCGCTTATCTGAAATTAGCCCTGCTGCTTGTACGCTAAGAATCGTGTTTACAGCGTTCTGAGCGTTCGTAATACGTTCGCTCGTTGTTTCTTGCTTAAGCGGTACGAAGTCGAAGTCGATATCGGAGACTTGGCGGCCTGCGCTGGTGAGGATTAACGACGCGATACGGCTAATCGGTTCGCGTAACTTATCTTCTTGCAAGCGTGAGATCGTATCGTAGTAATTAGCTAGATCAGCGTCTCCGCTCGAAAATCCTGCTGGCGACATACCGAATAATTTGACAAGCGGTATTTCAGCGGCGCCGGCTATTTGTTCTGAGAACGTAATCAGCACGTCACGAATGCCACCGAATGAGTACGACTGAGACTGAAACGTATCTTTGCTGTCTGAAACGGTTAACGACGAATTATTTTGAACGTCGTTAATCATTTTTACAGCACGGCCCATGAAGGAGGCGCGTTCGTCGTCTTGTAAGCCCTGCCAAAAATTCTCGATACCTAAATAGCGTATGTAGCAGCGCTTGAGTAATTCGAGACAGCTATCTAACGAAGCTCCGTAGGCGTTTACGGCTGAGTTAGCAACGTCATAAACAGACTCTCCCCAGCCTTGATTTACGTTGAGCTTACGATGTGTTGAACGTATTCCACTAAAACGAATAACACGACTAGCGTCAGCGTCGAACGTGCTCAACGTTCCGTAGGCTGGCTGAATCGAGTATTTAACAGGTAAATCCGCTTCAGCGCCATAGGTTTTTACGGTCGTACTCGGCGTGACTTCCGTTTTATCGAATACGCGGAAACCGAGTAACGTTCCGTTAGGATTTAGAACGCTTTCCGGCGCCCCGTCACCCATATCGATCATTACGAGACTACCGCCGTAGACGCGTGCGTACGTAATCGCGTCAGTCAATAGTCGCCATACGTTCAAACGACGGAACTCTTTCTCTAGGAAAGCGGACGTATCAGCGTCAAGGCGCCAATTCACGCCTTTCGAAGTCATATCTCCGGCGATGGACTCAGCCATTCGGCGCGCAATCCAATTCGACGAAAATAAACGACCTTTCAGCTCGTCAGATAACGAAAAACTTATTTCGTTTGCGACGTTCGTAATTAGCTCGCCTGTGCATACAGAGCTTACGTATGCGGTCGCGCTGTCGTGTTTCGTACGTCCTGCGCCTTTTACTTGAATATTTTTTGCCATGAGAATGATGTGCTATTCAGTTTTCCGACGACGCCGTAACGCAAAGCGTCCGGCACGTGTGAAAACTCGTGATCGGGTTTATCTGTCGGATTTCCTGACGAATCAGTCGCCCATGTGTAATTAGTGATTTCGTTATAGAAATTCGGCACGTCCGGCGCCACGATAATTTGATACTGCTGTATGAGCTGGATACCGTAACGCACGCTGTCCGCGCCTTTCGGAGCGGCTACAGCATTAACGCCTAGACCGCGTAATTCTTCAATCGATTTAGGCTCTGCGGCATCGCACTGAACTTCTTCGCCGCGCAGTCCTTCAGCTTTGATCTTTTCAGCGATTTCAGCGTTAGTAAGACCACGAACAAGAAAACAGCGAGTAATGTAGATTTTCTTTTCACGTTGATTAACGAAACCTCCGACGAACGCGGTAGGGTCTGTAAAACCGAAGTCAAGACCGTAAAACGGTTTACATTCGTCGTCTTTATTCAGCGCGTCGAAATCAAACTCAAGCTCAACGACGTTTTCGTAAATCGTGCCTGTCGAAAGACCCCATTCGCCTAAGCCTTCGACTTTATAACGTCGAGGCTGATCGAGCTTCATACGCTCGAATATCGCAATGTCCGCAGGGTCTAACCACTCGTTACATAAGTACGTAGTCGTTAGCACTAACGTGTCGTCGTTCGGGTTATCAAAGAATCGTTTCTTACCCCACCAGCGCTCCGACCACGGATTTAACGTAAGAATGAACTGTTTCCATAATCCAGCAGGCAACTGACCGCGAATAGAAAGATCGAGTTTGTTGAACTCGTTTTCGTCCTCAATCTGATACGCTTCGTCAATCCATACCCAGCAAAGTACACCCGTCGGTACAGAAATAGACGTAATTTTCTGCGCGTCATCGAAGCCGCGAAAAAGGATTTTTTGACCTGTCAGCTTATGCGTAATCTCGAGCGGCGATACTTTGAAATCCCAATATTCCTCAACGCCGAGCCGATGTACAGCCCAAACTAAATCCGAGTAACACGAATTTCTAAGCGTGCGCTCGTAGCGTCGAATAACGAGCGCGTTCGCCTCTTTGTACGCCATTAAGTTGACGATTAGCTTCAACGCCGACGTTTTCGATTTCTTAGAGCCGCGTCCGCCTTTGCATACGACGTAACGTTGTTTGCTATTCCAAAATGACGCGTAACCTCGACCGACGACTTCGGACAGCTTCAATTTTCTTTGCTTCATTCATCGTTAGTCTTTTAAATCATTTTGAATAATGAGCACCGGCGCCACGCTTAAATCTTTTCCGTCTTTACCGGTGATTTCTTTGCGCTCAACGTCTTTCCAGCCGCAACGCGCTTTCATGTAGAAAATCGTGGCTGCTGGATTTCCTTCGCGGACAAGTTGCATGAGCTTACCGCCGACGAATGCATTCGCTTTAGCTTTTCCTCTTTTTATCGCATTCCTAAAATCTACAAAATCTCTCTTTCGATTCTGTAGAGTCGAATAGCTAACTCCGAGCGCTAAAGCAATTTCCTCCTCGTTATCACAGACTTGGGCAAGGCGTTCAACCTCAGCTAAATCTATTTCAATACGAGGCTTCGTTCTCATTCTTTATTTCCTATGTCTCTCGTTAATAATCCGAGGCGTACAAGCATTCCAATCGATAGCGTGATGGATACGATAATGACCGTCACCCATTGCTGTAACGCGCACTGCGGCAGGATTACAAACTACAGAATAAAAACTTTTGACATACGTCCCTAGGTCAAGATAGATGTCAGTTAAACCGCCTGACCGTGATTGTGTATCAGGCTGATTAATCATTAAATCGGTAATAGTGAAAATCTTTTGACCTTGCGAGCCGTAAAGAACATACATATTCGTGTCCTCGTTAATACGACCGCAGAAAGTAAACGGCTTAGACGTTCTACAAAAGAACGAATTCATCGCCTTTCGGAGTAACGCTTTTTTGTTGCTGTTTCCTTTAAGGCCACCGATAAAGTCGCCGCCTTGGGCGTATGCAACTGTCAACGCGTCAGACTCAACCAAAAAATCTATAGTCGCGTCGAACAACGTATCTAAGTTTTTCGGACTCATTCCCCGTAACTGGTCACCATCTTTGAATCGAAAATCAAAGCTCTGATAATCGTCATCCAGCTCAAGAAAGAAATCAAGATTTAGTTTTGCTGCGATGTCAAACACTGCATTCCGTGCAAACACGACAGCATTTGTATTACCGCCATTGTCGATAGTATCGGTTTTAGCGATTAAATCCTGTTTGTTAAAAACAATGACGCTATCACCGAAATTCTTACGATACTGCTCTAACTGTTCGTCCTCGTCATCTACGATGTAGTAAATGGCGCCGGTGTAATTCTGTTTTCGTAACGCTTTATCTGTAAGACACGAATCTGCACGGCCATGAGTAACGATAAAAACCGCGAAGTTATTTGTTTTCATCGTCATGCTTTTTCTTCTCGATCAATTCCTTGAAGTGCTTCGTCATTTTGACGTAACCGTTTTTTATCGCGTCATCAAAATCAATAATGACTAGCGCAGATTTTTCCATTAACGCTTGACACTCAGCCGAGGCCGAACAATAGAAATCAGCTACTTTCTTGTAATTGAATTTCAAATGACGGTATGCGGCTTTACGTAAAAATTCCTTCTCGGCAGGCGACAAATCTGAGCTATCAATTTCAGCGATTAACGCTTCAGCCTTCGCGTCATCAACTAACTCACGGAGATGGGGAGGGGTGGCCGAAGGCTCATATTGAATGCTATCTGTCTTTACGGTGTAACGATCATCGATTTCGTTTGTAACGTCATCGACTACGCCTAAGATTTCCTCTAATTCATCATTCGTAAAACCTACCGATTCTAAGTCGGCGCCGGAATTCTTTAGGTCATCTAATTCGATCTTAAGTAATTCCTCGTCCCATCCTGAATTTAACGCTATTTTGTTATCAGCGAGGATGTACGCTTTTTTCTGAGCTTCGGTAAGACCTGATAACTCGATAGTCGGTACAGTCTCTAAACCGAGTTTCTTAGCGGCTAACAGTCTGCCGTGTCCTGCGATAACGCCGTTTTCTCCGTCTGTCAATATCGGATTATTAAAACCGAACTCTTTGATAGAGCTGGCTATTTGCGTAACTTGATCGTCGGAATGAGTACGAGCGTTGTTGACGTAAGGAATAAGCTCGTCAACGCGTTTGTACGTAACTGTTAGCTGTCTTTATTTCATACGTTAGATAGTGTTATTTGGCTCGGTGAACGATGCCCACCGAGAGGCGATAGCGACTCGGAAGAAGGTGCTGAATAAACACAGTCGCTAGAGAGGATGTCAGCGTACATATACAAGATACGCTGACTTTCGTTTACGGTTGCTTGACTTTAAGGAGTGACCAAAATGCTCTATGACAGTGTTTGTATATTGGTTACCGCGAAACGAAAGACCGCTCGCGGACTCATGCAACGTTGGAGAGAAACATGAAAGCGAGCAGGCGAATTCTTTTTAGCTGAATCGCCTTTTTTGCCGTTCTCTTTCGAGCACGGCGCCGCCTCCGCAAGGAAACGTCTCTAATTAAGGCAAGTCGGCCGCCTGATTAACACAGGCTTTAAATTGTCACGTACGACACTACACGTTATTTTTTATTTGTGCAATAGATGGTGTAAACACGAATACGCATAGCGAAGAATGTAAGCGCGTCAGTCGTCCAATGATCTAATTCACGCTGTTTTATGCGCCAAATTTTGCGTCCTACTCGATTGAGAGAGTTTTCCGAGCCGAATACGTAGAGCAGTACGATTAGCTTAGCTGTACGCACGTTAAGCCCGTGAGTGCCGATAGTGAGCATTTCAGTATCAGGCGTACTCATGTACTGCCATACAGTATTAAGCAAATCAGCGTCTTTCTGATCTACCTCGATTCCGAAATCTGCTGATCTATCCTCAGGCCCCGTGTAGTCCTCTGAGAAATCGGTTTTATTACGTGTCAGCGCTAGAGCTTTTTGAACTGCGTAAGTAATCGAGATATTCTTAACGACCTTATCGCGATAAGCTCTGCGCCAGTTATCGAGACGCGGTCGTAATTCTTCGATTAGCTGTTTTTCTTTATCGTCCATAAACCCTCCCACTTAATTATTGAGATTGATAGGCGTTTCTTCGTCTGAGTAAGAAAGATATTGCCAGCCGCCGCCGTCTTTCTTGCGACGCGGCGCAACTATGTAGAGCCGGAGCGGGTATTTATCGCTGAAAACTTTGCATTTGACCTTTGCGTCGTCTTGGAATACTCGCAACGAGCCTTTAACCTCGAAAACTACGAGACTCATATCGCGCAATAAAACGAGAAAATCAGGCGTATAACGGCATTTGTTTTCGGCGATTTTGAATGAAACCGCTTCAAACCAAAAATCTTCTATTCGTCCTTCTCGTTTAAATTTGCTGAGTAGAGCTGCAAATTCAGCCTCGGTTTTATTCATTTCGCCGTAGCGTAAACGCCCTTTAGCTTGCAAATACTTATTCATCGTTTTCAATCCCTGCGATTAACTTGTTAAGGCGTCCGCGAACGCGATTCATTTGAATGTTTCGTTTAGACGTAAGATTCATATCCCATTGATGACGATCGAAATAAAGCTTGTATCCAGTCATGAGATGCGTATGAAATTTTTCGTGAATCGAGTAATGCTCTAGCCCTAAAATTTCCTCAATTTCTTTAGGTGTTTTATTCAATGACGCTAGCCGTACGACTTCAAAGCAGTAGTCTGATAAATCATCATCATTAACGAAACGATCGTTTTCGAATCTCATATTTTTTATATCTCCTTGGGAAGGCGTTTTTTTAGCGTCGCTGTGCGATCATTTGCGCGTGAACGTGCCAACGATCGAACTGCGAATAAAAAGCGCGCCTGCGTTGAATTTGATCGTCTTGCGCACGTTTGAAACGTGTACAGCGTGAGAAACTAATCGGATAGCACTCGCCCGGAGCGCGTGATTCGTGCAGACAAAAGATATTCATGTCACCGAATGAGGTTTTAGGAGGTACGCGCTTCTTGCCTTCGTTATCTGTCCAATACGAAGCGGCGTGAGCGCAGTAAAGACAGCAACCACGATTCATTAAAACCGCCTCCAGACTAATAAGAACGAGATCAGAATCGCGATAAAACAAATAATGAACGCTGTATCGTTCATGTTGTTATCTCCTTGAAATCCAAATAGCCGCGACAAACTCGAGAAACCAAACGATAAAAACCGTGATTACGAAAACGCTAAAGTCTGTTATTTCGACCAATTTCGACACGCAGAACGCAACGACAAACGCAATCCAGAGCGTTATGAAGGAAAAACAAAAAGCGAAAATCTGATCTTTCATCGTTCATCCTCCTTGTACGTAAGCATCCAAATCGCGAGCTTCGTGAGTAAGTAGCCGTTGATAAAAGCGATAGGCGCGACAATGAGCGTTAGAAATACGTAAGACTCAATCGACATCGTTATCTCCTAGAAGTACGGCTCAATTTCGGTTTCTTCTTGCGTAGACTCAACGGTTTCTAACCATGTACGGTTAGGAATACGATCGTTACTAACGCAGAAATTCAATGACGCGCTATCACGCCACAAACTGATATATCCTTCGAATGGGCCGTTTCGTTGTTTGCATAGATTCAGAACGAAATCCGGTTTGCTGTCGTCGACTGACTTACCTTCTGCGAGTTTTTGAGTTTTCGACTTGTCGTAGGCAAGAACGAAGACGTTAAAAGCGACGTTTGTAATGTTTGACGAACCCTTGATAGCGTCTTTAGAAGCGGCGTTGAATACTGAGTAATTCGTAGTCTCGTTATTCTTTCGGCAGTGCGCTACAACGATGACGTGTACTTTGTTAATCTTCGCAAACTCTACGAGCCGCTCCATCAAGTAATCAGTCTCGTTTTTGTTCATGTCGTCTTGAACGCACATAAGTAACGAGTCAACAATTAGAACGTCTGCGCCGCCGTAATTAACTGCCGCCTCCAGCAGTCGTAAAAGCTGATCGGGCGTAATCTTTGAGGTCAAGTCGGCGATAGTGATGTGTTTCTTGAAACGCTCAAAGAAAAGATTCATATCGTCAGCGTTAATGACGCGCTTAGACTCTGAACAAAATGTCTGAGTCATCATTCTGTCGAGAGTACGTAACGGAGACATTTCAAGCGAGGCGATGTAAAGCGTCGCTCCACGCGAAACCAAGTGCAGTCCTATTTGACCTAAAAGCATAGATTTACCGCTACCGTTTTCACCTGCGAAAACCGTAAGCTCACCAGCGCGAAACTCGAAGTTAATCGGTTTTCCTAAGAATTTCGGTAACGTTTGAGTAAATGGCAGGGTGTACTTAGCGACGTGCCTTTTCTTTTCTTCAAGAAAATTTTGATAATCGTTCTTAAATTCGATAATATCTTTGTTGATATAGAACTCTTCGGGGCGGTTTGCTAATTCTGCGTACTCAGATAGCGACGCCTCGATTTTCTTTCCGTCCAGCGGGTCTGCCCAAAATTCGCCAATAGAAGCGAAATCAGGCGAATCTTTCGTATTGTTTTCTGACATCGTTATATCTCCATGAGACAAATCGTTTGTCGGTAAACATGACCGACACGACTAAGTTTTTAGGTTGAAATTTCGGTAACTCAGACATCCATCGCTTTACCGCTTCTCGGACGTTCGGCGTATCCTCAACGTCGATAAAGTCAAAAAGAATGTTTTTTCCTCGTAATGCTTTAGGCTTAAGACGCTTCGGGTCGTCGTTGAATGAAACGAGCACGGTAGGCACTTGCGGAGCACGTTCAGGCAATACTTCGACGCCATCAATTTTTACAGCGTCGTTCTTGTAGAGCTTTATAACGTCGTCATTCAGCTCAGGAAAAAATACGAGCTGAAAAGACGTAAGCGCGTCAGGACATTCGTACATGACGTTACCTGCGTGATCGATAATCTGAGCTGGAGGCGCGAACATCATTTATTCGTCTCCTTCGCTACTTCGGGTATGTCTGACACGTTGTAAGCGCGCATACCTTTTTTAACGTATTCGCCTAAAACGGCTTTAGCTTCGTCAGAGTACGTAACCGGCTCAAGGTCTTTGTAGAAGTCGTCGGCTGTAATCCATTTGGCGTTAGGGTCTTTCCATTCGTCTTTAACCCATTCAGCCTTAAAGCCGCGCCAGTCTCGAAGAATTACTTCGTCTAACGCTTCTTCTAACGTCCAGCCCGCTATTTTTGCTTCATTACGTATCGTGTTAATCACGCGTTCGCTAACGATCGCTTTCTTTTGTTTCCTATGAGCTAAGAAATCCGCCCACAAATCGTCGCTTACGTCATCAGGCTTTACAACGCTAGTTTGCTTTTTAGTAGCTGTTCCAGTAGACCGAGACTTTTTTTCTGTTTTTGGTTTAGAAAAGGTAGGCTCAGTGTCTTCCACTTCTTCTGCATTCAAAAACGTAAGTTCTTCCTCTGTTGGATCGGTTTTTGAAAAAGACGGTTTTTCAGACACACGCCCCGCGAAATCCTCAGAGACTTCCGGATGTTTTTCGCTCTTTTCGGTGCCTGTATATATTTCCTGTTCCTGTTCCTGTTCCTGTTCCTGTTCCTGATATGGCATAGGGTATGCGATACCGTATGGCATACCGTTAGACATATCGTATTTCGCAAGTTTTTTGAATTCAGGATGTAACGCTTTTACATACGCCTCTCCCCTTGTCTCGCAAGCCTTTAAGACAGATTTAGCTATTTTGATAAGGAGCTGGCATTCAGGTAACAGATCGAGCAAAGACGACCACGAAATTACGACTTTTGGGTTTTCCGGAGGGTTGTACTTTAAGAAGTTTTTTATCCAAAAAATTCCCGCTTCGTCGTACTCCAACATACCGTATTCAGACAGTTGCTTATACCCTATGCCATACCGTATTTCGTCAAACTTTAAAATCCTCGATACGGTATGTTTGTCGACAGGTACAGCTCCGACCATTGTTGTTTGCGGTGCAGTCAACATGAATAGGAAAATGAGCCTCGCGTCAGAACTCAATGCGTTAAATTTCGCGTCATTCCAAATTCGCACGTCAATTTTTTTATAACGAGCCATAACGCCTCCTATCGTGTGTTTTTCCAAATTTCGAGATCGGGAAATTTCAAACGAAAGTACGGAATACGGCTGCTTGGAACGCCATTCTTTTCCCAAAGACAAATAGCCGCTCTTGTTAGTCCCAACGACTTAGCTATCGCGGTTTTCTTTCCCCATTCCTTTTTGTTTTTTCCGGAATACTTCTCGGCAATTTCTTTAAACGCTAATCGTCTAAATTCCCTTTCGTTCATCTCTCTATCCAAGTTAATGAATTTTGTTTAGACAATTTAACATAAATGGAAAGAAAAATAAACTTTACGAATACGATAATCCTTTGAACTTTTTGTTAAGTTTTATTAACATTTAGTAAAAAGAAAGGGGAAATATCATGTCCTTCGCTAAACGCTTAAAAACACTTATGGACGAACGTGGCATAACTAACGCTGACTTATCGAAGAAGTTAGGCGTCACTCGAGCCACCGTTAAATGGTGGGTAGACGGGAAAACGTTACAACTCAAATATGATGACGCGGCGGCTTTGGCTTCGCTTTTCAACGTCAATGTAGATTGGCTTATGACCGGCAACGGCCCGGAGCTGAGCGAAGACAATCCAAATACCGTAACCATTAGAAAAGTAAATCTAAAGGGACTTTGCGGGGAATATTCTCATGCTACCGCTCCTATAGAGATTTATGACGAATCGGAATTAGTAGACACTATTCAAGCCGGCGCCAAATGGTTTTTCAATAATTTCCCGCACTACGCACCTGAAGATGTGAATATCGTAACCGCGACTGGCGACAGCATGGAGCCGCTTATCAGCGAAGGTGATTTAGTGTTTATTGATACTAAGTCTCGCGTATGCGATCGTGACGGCATTTACTTCTTATACCTAGACGGTCAATACTTTATTAAGCGTGTGCAGCGCTCCATCGGAAAGAAACTAATCTTAATTTCAGAGAATCCGAAGTATCGAGATATAGAAATCGAAAGTGATTCTCAAGTTGAGTTTTTCACTATCGGACGTGTCATAAAGTCCTTTAAAACCGTAGGTTACTAACTTCGTTTTTTCTTGGAGGAAATATGCGATTAGCCTTATGTCTTACGTTAGTGGCGTCCCTTCTCGCCAGCGCTAGTGTTACTACAGCTCAGGAAACAAAACAGCCTTTTGATGAACAATTATTAAAATCCTTGATTAATGAAGATTTAGAGACTGGCTTAGAGGATGGTAGAAACTTTTTAGACCTTAAGAAATATGTAGGTAATTTTGAACGCGTAACTGTTGCGGACGTTCAAAAAGCGTACTCAAAAAATGAAATTAAAGGGAATAAGTTATATAAAAATAAAAATCTTTTAATTAGCGGCACTATCGACGAAATCAGCCAAGATGCTTTTGGTGCTCCGTACTTGTCATTTAAATACAAGCAATTCGTATCCCCAAGGGCTTACTTTCAAAAGAGTGAATTAGATTCACTTGCAGACTTAGATAAGGGACAAACGGTATACGCATTCTGTAAAGTAGGCGAATACGTTATGTCATCGATAGTTTTTAAAGATTGTTTGTTAGGCTCTACAGTTATTAAAAACAAGGCCGATAAAGAAGTTTATGACTTGGCTTTAAAGTGCATGAACGAAAAATGTAACAACAAAGACGGCCTATTTCTTGCTATGTATGCAGGATTAGTGAATGACAATACGACTGACAAGGAAAAAGAAATATTACTTTCTTCTAAGACATCATCAAAGGAGTTTAACGCCATTGTCCAAAAAGTTATGAAGAAAAAAGATAAGCCGTTACCTGTTCGTCTAGCTAAACTAGGATGGACTAAAGAAGAGTTGCAAGCAATATTAAACGCGAAATAACTTTTCAAATTTGTATTTCTAACTAACCGCCTTCGGGCGGTTTTTTTTATGCCTGAATGTTAGTAATTTCCCTTATCTGTTTAATTGATTGTTTAATTTGCTTTACAACTATGAAAATTATCTATACAATTACGTTTAATCAATCAAACGTTCTTTAAAAAGTCTTACAGATGATTGTCATGTAAGACATCAGCTCCTAAACGTGAGTAAAGCGAAAGCGCATGGAGCTACAAGGCGGCAATGAATTGCGCCTAAGAAATCCGGACGAAAGAAAGGATGCGGCAGAGAGAATGTCGAACCGACACAGGTTAGAGTCCGCCACCGAGAGGGGCTACGAGGCTAGAGAAATTCCAAGTGCGTATGTGTGCGAGAGCATAGAGAGCAGCTCCCTGTACAGGCTCAGAGAAGTAATGAGAGCGCTGACAAAGTAAGCAAACGATCGTAGTAGAGGCCGTTCAAACAAAGACAGTTCATAAATAAAAGCGCGTCGGCTAACGTGTTTCGGAGGATTTCTCGTTAGCGTCCTGAGGCGCGCTTCTGTTTGAAGTTACTAAATACAAGCGTCCGCAAGCATTACGCGATATGCAGTAGATCTCCTTACCACACTATGCGGGCGCTTCTATTTGTTAATTGAGCTATTAGAAAAATTCTAATAACTCATTCATAAGCACCCGCGCACGGGTCATGTACTGCTAATCAACCCGAAATCGCAAATACAGCGCGGGTGCTTATGAATAACGTTTGACTGCATATAAATAAGTCCCGCGTCGTTTTCTTAATTAACTGTTAGTTCCAGTTTTTACCGATGGCGGGGCTTTTTTATGTGTGGTCGTTTCTACATATTTAAAGGAGATAAACATGAATCTTACAGATGACGAAAGAAAAGAAATCAAAAACGAATTGATTGAGTCAATCGTTGAGCTGTGGGGAACGAATGAAAAATTCGATTGTCTCGGTACAGCGCTCAAATCAGCAATGCCGATGATCGTTGAGGCGTTACTTTTTAGCGACGGGAAACTTACGTTAGACGTTACGAAACTCTCCGATGCAGCCGAAGCAAAGGCCGAGCTAATCAAATACATGCGCTCTTTCGAGTCTCTCAGAGCTTGCGACTTCGTTAATGACGAACTCATTAAAGAAGCGAAAGCAAATGATACGGTGTACTTCTAAATGAGGTAAATCATGTTTAAAGGTATGAACGGCGTCCAGTTGGTCGCCATCACAGGAGCTGTAACGCTCCTTTTTTCTTGCCTCGGACGTTTTCTAATGATGAAAACTGAAGACGGCGAAAACGTTTTTGCAGTGCTTTTAGCAGTCTCGTTGTTGTTCGCCTCAATCGTTTTACCGTTCTTTTTCGTAGGGTGGTTTTAATGCAGTACACGCCTAGAACGTGTCCGGGGCCGGGCGATTTATGGCAACGGAGCTGGCAAGAAGAAAAACGCGAAGCAGAGTATGAGCGACTTCTTAAAAACTTCTTTGATAAATACATTCCGTGCTATTGCAACAAACGTATTAACGAGTTGGCAGAAGCTGGCGAGGATGAACGACATCCCGATATCGAGCCGATCTTCGACGCGTATCTAAAAGATCACGATTGGCGTTAAATAAGGAGGTTTACAAATGTCGAAAATGATGAATTACATGATGGGCGAAGCTGAAGCAGGCCGTTTCGAGTTTCATGAGCCACCAGACTATCCAGACGAAGCGGAATACTATGGACACGGCTTTACGTTCGCTGACGCTAGAGAGCTTTTAGGGAACGCTCCTAAAGACGCTCCGATGACTGACGAACAACTCGATGACTTCGCTAACTACGTCACGAAGAAATCAAAAGAAAAGGATTTCGTACCCTTCGAAGATGACGAAATCCCTTTCTAATTAGTCAAACCGAACGGAAATCTACGAGAGGCGCCCACCGCCTCTCAAATATAGATTTAAGTTCAATCTCGATAAGGATAACACTAAATGAGCTACAGTTGTTTAATTTTGGGCGAGTCTGGTACAGGAAAAACGTGCTCACTGAGAAACCTAGACCCAACGAAATGCTTACTGATTCAGCCAGTGCGTAAGCCTTTGCCATTTCGTAATCTCGGCTGGAAAGAAAGAAAAGAAAAAGGCGACGGCGGAAACGTTTTTGTTACGACAAACACGCTTTACATGCTCGAAGCTATGAAGCGGGCGACAGCGGACATTATCATCGTTGACGATTTTCAGTACATTCTCTCGTTTCAGTACATGCAGAGACGTAATGAAAAGTCGTTCGATAAATTTCTCGATATCGGCGGCGCTGGATTCGATATCTGCAAACTAGCGTCAGAGCTTGGAGAGAATAAACGAGTCTACGTACTTGCGCACACTCATACGGAGGACGGGCGCACACGTATTAAAACGCTCGGAAAACTGCTCGATGACAAGATCGTCTTAGAAGGAATGTTTACTACCGTTTTACGCACTGCTGTAGACGGAGATAACTACTTATTCTCTACGCACAATTCAGGAAGCGATACCGTTAAATCACCGATGGGTATGTTTAGCGAGCACTTCATAGAAAACGATTTAGCCGCCGTAGATCGAACTATATGCGAGTTTTACGGAATCGAAGCAGCACCCTCTCATGTTTCATTAACTAACAAAAGGATAGAAAATGCGTAATACTAAATTTAGTCTCAACGTTAAAAACGCTCGTACCGTTGGCGGCGCGTCATACATCACAACGTCCGGCGCTTACATCGGAAAAATCACTGCGGCGCGTATCTACGACACGCCGAAGGGGGCAACGATGCTTGCGCTTGATTTTGAATCGAACGACGGCGAAAAGGCACACATGCAGACGTGCATTTATAAAGACGACGGCACTGAAACATTTGCCCGCGCAATTCTTGACAGCTTAATGACTGTATTCAGACTTCGTGACCTCGAGGCGGTACAAGGAAAATATCGCGACAAGCAAGGCAAGGAACAAACTGGATACTTCTTTAGAGAGCTTATGAATAAGCCTGTAGGATTGCTTATTCAGGCCGCGCCTGAGGAGTACTTACAGGGCGGAGTAATTAGAAACATGGTTCGCTTGAATCTCCTTACGCCTTTCGATGCTAACACTCGACAGAATGCAGCTGAGATTCTCGATAACGCCGAAGCTAAGGCCGTTGACGCGAAACTCAAGAATCTGAAAGACAAGCCGTTGAAAAAGTTGCCGCCTGAAAAAGCCGCAGAGCAGTTTGAGCAATCTCCGGCGCCAGCGTCATACGACGATATTCCCTTCTAGGCTAACCTATCCGAGCGGCGCTAATAACGCCGCTTTTTTCTTTTATGAAACTTTACGAAATTCCGAGCACGCTACGTAAAGCGCTCGATAATGTCTACTACGACGAAGAAACAAATAAAGCTGAAGGACTTGAGGAATACAGAGATTTAGCCGAAGAAGCTAAAGACAAACTCGAAAACACAGCTTTTTACTTATGTGAACTTGAGCATGACGAAGAAGCGATTAAGGCCGAAATTAAGCGTTTAACGTCACTTCTTAAGTCAAACAGGAATAAGCAAGACACGATTAAAAATCTCATGCTTGAAGCGATTCAGGCGTTTCCAGAGCACAAATTAAAGACTGCCAAGGTGTCGATGTGGGTTAAAAAAACAGTCTCGCTAGACATTGATAACGAGAACGAAATTCCGCCGGAATACTACAGGGAAAAAAGGACTATCGAACTCGATAAAACTAAGCTCAAAAACGACCTCGAAGAAGGCGTATTCGTTCAAGGCGCTCAGCTTAAAGAAAATCAATTCATTCAGATTCGATAGGTACTTTATGAAATTAGATTTTCTTTGGAAAGATCACGAGTTTTTTTGGAAGAAAAATGATTAGTTACACGATTTCAAAGTACGAATATTACGAATATTCGCTAGTTGATTACTACGAAATTAAGAAAGCTTTCTCTGAAATTTTCGCCGACCACGATGCGACTCCGGGAGTCATTCTAATCACTAGCCTCGGAATTTTAAAGCTCCTCGAGGATGAATATAAAAACGCAGAATACAAATCTAGTTTTTTAATCGGACAAGACAACCATAACTACATAGTCCGTTTTTTCAAGAGAGAAATTCAGGATTTAAAAGAAGAATTGAAACAAGGATTTAATCCTGAATGGGAACAAGAAATTAAGGACTGGATTAAATGTTTCACACAGATCTATCGTGAATTTCCAGCGGTTTCCTACTCTCGACGCCAAGAAGCTCGTTAACGCCCCA